CTACAAACGAAACCGTAAGGCTTGGGACTGGCGCTGTACAGCCAACGGACGCATTTATCAACGGGATTTTGGCTAACGGCGACCTGAACCGGGCAATTGCGACTGGTGGCGACGAATATGCCAACGGTATTTTAATGACTGACGCCGGTCAGATTCGATACTTTGACGCCACTGCTGGCCTTCCGGTAGGTGTAGTCTGGTCTAACGGCCTTCCCCGCGCTAATGACGGCGCTTTATGCGTATCTACCGGGGCAATAGCAACATATTCGAACGGCACGCCAATGGTAGCAAATGGCGCAGTTAGGGTGGAGATAGTACCTTGAATGCACTTTCAATAAATCCGGTTGACGCTGCACGAAAGTGGAATGCAGAGCTAAAACTTGCCAAGCGCGAAGATGAAAAATTTATCGAGCGCGGCGATAAGATAGTAAAAAGATACCGCGACGACCGCACCGGCTGGGCTACTAGCGGGAAGCGCTTTAATATATTGTGGTCGAATATCCAGACCATGATACCCGCACTGTACGGGAAAACGCCACGCGCCGAAGTTGCCAGGCGCTGGAAAGACTCCGACCCGGTCGGACGTACCGCTTCAGTGATTCTTGAGCGCTGTTTACAGTACGAGATCGACCACTACGGCGATTTTGACAGCTCGATCAGATTAGCGATTACTGACCGACTGCTGCCTGGCAGGGGTGTAACCTGGGTGCGTTTTGAGGAAAAAGAACAGGCAATGCCTATTGATGCCGCGCCCGGAGTCGAAGGCGGCGAGGCGCAAGTAACGCCGATGGCTTACAAATATGAATGCACCCCGGTTGATTATGTATTCTGGAAAGACTTTCGATACTCACCGGCGCGAAGCTGGGACGAAGTAACGTGGGTTGCTCGCCGGGTGTACATGAGCCGAGCGGAGGGTATTAAGCGGTTTGGTGAAGACTTCAAGCAAGTACCGTTAGTCCATGAGCCTATTGGCCTCGACGAATTACAAAAAAATGGCGTTGAAAGTGAAGACCTGGACGACATGAAAAAGGCTGAAGTCTGGGAAATCTGGTGTAAAACGTCGAAAATGGTGTATTGGGTGGCTCAAGGTCACTCTAAGACGTTGGACATTAAAGACGACCCTTTAGGCTTGGATAACTTTTGGCCGTGTCCTAAGCCTTTGTTTGCGACACAAACCACGGACACGTTGGTGCCTGTTGCTGATTTTTCGTTATACCAAGACCAGGCACAAGAAATCGACATGCTGACCAATCGAATCGGTATGCTAGTCGAGGCTGTCAAGGTCGTTGGAGTGTATGACGCAAACCAGCCGAGCGTACAAAGGATGCTGTCCGAGGGCGTCAACAATACATTGATACCAGTCGATACTTGGGCGGCATTCGCAGAAAAAGGAGGTCTAAAGGGTGTTGTTGACTTCCTGCCGCTAGAATCTGTATTACAAGCATTAGCGCAATGCTACGACGCCAGAGAGCAGGCCAAACAGGTCGTTTATGAAATCACCGGCCTGTCAGACATCATCCGAGGCGCTTCGATGGCCTCGGAAACTGCTACCGCGCAACAGATCAAAAGCCAATACGCAAGTCTGAGATTGAGGCGACTACAAACCGAGGTAGCCTTGTTTTCCTCTGAGATTTTGCGAACAAAAGCACAAATTATGTGCGACTTTTACTCGCCACAAACACTGTACGAAATGTCAGGTATCGGCGGCACTCAGGATGCCCAATACGCTGAACAGGCAATAATGCTGCTAAAGAGTGAGCCGTCCAGGGGCTTCAGAATTGAAGTCGCGGCAGATTCTTTAGTCGAAATGGACGAAGCCACGGAAAAGCAGAACCGTTTGGAGTTTCTAACGTCAGTAGGCACATTCATGGAGCGGGTATTGCCCGTTGCTCAACAGGTGCCGGAACTTGCCCCGCTGATGGGTGAGATGCTCATGTTCGGCGTTCGGGCATTTAAGGGTGGGCGGTCGATGGAAGCCGCTTTTGATTCTGCATTAGCAAAACTAAACGAACCTAAGCCGCCGGCAGAACCGCAGCCAGACCCGGAGCAAATGAAAATGCAGGCTATGGCGCAAGCGGAACAGACTAAAGCGCAGATTGAGCAGGCAAAAATGCAAACGCAAGGGCAAATCGAGCAAGCTAAGCTGCAAGCAAGTTTGCAGATTGAGCAATTCAAAGCAGAACAAGCCAAGAATCTCGAAATCATGCGCCAGCAGGCTGAAACAGAACGCGCAGAAATGAAAGCCAGGATCGACGCTGAAACTAAAATCACAATTGCACAAATGACCGCGCAGGCCTCAGAAAAGCCAGCGGTATCAGTACAAATCGAGGGCGAAAATCATTTACAAAAAGTTGGCGACGAAGTAAAAATGATGGCAGACCAGGCCGCTAACATATTGAGCGACCAACAAAACAACATGGCGCAAGCGGTGGCAATGTTGGCTGATGCGGTCACTAAAATGAACAAGCCGAAGCGTAAAATTGTGGAGCGTGGGCAAGATGGTCGAGCGATTGGCGTCATTGAAATAGAAACGGATTAAATATGGCTGTTAATTACAGAGCGTCACTAAAAACAACGCGCATGACTGCGGCTAGGGATGATATTGATTCTGGCACTGGCGCTGGTACGTTGGAAATATGCACATCGGGCTATGCTTTGGTGCTGGCTACGTTCACGTGTAATGACCCATGCGGCACAGTAAGCGGAGATGTTTTGTCGTTTTCCGGCTTGACCAAGACCGCTACTGCTGGAAACACTGGCACTGCTGTCATTGCGCGGTTCAAGAACAGTTCAGGCACGGACATTGTGACTGGCCTGACCGTTGGAACGTCCGGCACTGATATTATTATCAGCCCGTCAACCTCGATTACATCGGGGCAGACCGTCGAGTGGACGGCTGGAAGTATTACGCATAGCGCATAAGGTGAAATATGTCAGATAACGTAATTTTGCCGGGAACAGGGGAATCAGTCGCCACTGATGATATTAGCGGCGCTCAATATCAGCGAATCAAAATAACTGATGGTCTCGCAGATTCTACCGTTCCCATGCGTGTGCGTGACATTAACCCCTTGGCGTCCGACGCTGGAGCCATTGTTCGTCAAGCGCCGTGCGATGTTTGGTCGGTTGGATTTGCTGCAAGCGGTTCAAGCCTTTTGGCGACTGAACTCACTCAGCGGCGACTTGGCACTGGAAAGGGCGTCACTCAGGGTTCCAGCAACCTCTTAGTGACGACCGGCACGACGGCAAACAGTGAATTTCTAGCACGAAGCACACAATCATTTCGGGGTGCTTTTACTGCACGCGCTAAAACCATTTTAAGTCAGAGGATCGCTAACAATAACTTTGTGGCGATGATGGCTGATTCGATTGGTGAGGGGTTATCTTGCACAATTAACTCAGCTACCAGTATTACAGTTACAAAAACCGCACATGGATTTACTGCTGAAAACGTAGGTCAGTTTATGTTTGTAGGAGCGATTAACGGCGCTAACGGAGTTCCGGGGCGTTACGCTATTGCTTCAGTTCCTACCGCCGACACAATAAATTTTACTGTTGCTGGCTGGCCCGCCTCTGGTTCTTGTACTGTTGACCTGTTCGGCTGGAATTACATTAGAACGCTTTACACCGGCACCACTGCGACCAATGCAGCGGTTGACGCGCAGCGGCGCGGATGGAACTCTGGCGACACCACGGCTACGATCAACACAACCGCATCGGCGGGGCATGTAATTCAGATGTTTATTGATGGTCGCAACGTGAGTTGGTCAGATACGACTGTAGCGTCAAGCACTGCGCCGACTGTTACAACTCGCGCAAGTCGGATTGAGAATATTCCTGACGATGACGTAGAGCTGTACTTCTACTTGTGGAGCTTCAACGGCACAACCGCGCCAGCAAGCACTACAACGTGGACGGTTGGATTCATCGCGGTCGAGGATACGGTCAATGTACCAACTTTCATAGCGGGTGTTAGGCCGCTCGGTCAGCAGTCGGCGCTGCCGGTCGGTGTAGTCGGCACGGCCACGGTTTCATTCACGCAACCCGCGCTGGTGGCTGGCACCGCCGCCATAGGTGACGTTGGTGTGCAGTACCGAGCTAACGCAACAGGCGCGGCATCGGCTGCTCCTGTAACCTCTCCGGCAGCCCCCGCCGGGCAATCTATCAAAGGTGCGGCCGGTAGACTGGCTGGATACGATTTGCACAATGCTGCAATTACCCGCCGCTATGTCAAGTTTTTTAATGCCACAAGTGTCACTATGGGCACCACAAGTGCGCTGTTTGAGGTTTGTTTAGAACCTAGCCAAGCACGGAATGTCAATTTCCCTGGCGGGCTAGGTTTTTCAACTGGCATTCAGATCGCAGTCACATCCGCTAGAGGATTGACCGATAACACGGCCACCGGACTTGCGGCGGGTGACGTGACTGGCTTTATTGCTTCCGCTTGATTTTCAATTACTAAAGGATTTACCATGACCACAAAGACTGTTGCCATTCAAGTTTTGATTCGTGATCCAGAAACTAGCGAAGTTATTAGCTGCGACAACGCCAATGGCACAACCGAAGACGATGGCGTGACTGTAGTTATTGGCAATGGCTACGCGCCCAACATCCTGACGGTTCCGCCCGCTGACATTTTGCGCACTTTGATTCCGCTTCCCACAAATTTGCCAGCACCTGCCAGCGTTTCCCGTGTAGATGACGCAGAAAACAACATTAGTACGCTGACTTTTGGCTGATCCATGTGGATCCATTTGCTAGATTAAAATATGCTACTGCTGCTGTTTAACCAGCCGGTAAGTAGTAATCCAACATTAAATCTCGGCGCGACTGAAGGGTCTGACGTTGCGTCATTTACCGTTGATGTTGCAGGAGCAAATCCTGATGTAGTTCTGACGGCTACTGAAGGCGCGGATACCGCCTCATTCACGGTTAGAAATCGTGCGCGGGTCACGCTAGGCGCGACTGAAGCGCCTGACGTTGCCTCTTTTGCTGTTGGTGTTGTAAGCGCAGCACCGACTGTATCTCTTGGTGCAACAGAAAGTCCGGATATAGCGTCATTTTCACTTTTGAACAAGGACGCAGTTATACCGGGCGGTCATTATGGCGCATGGTGGCTGGATAAGTACAAGAAGATGTGGGAAAAACCTCAGATCAAAGAGATCATCGAGGAAATAAAAGAAAACCCGCAAATCATCGAAGAAATACCGGAAGTAAAAGCCGAGATAATTGAAAAATACCCAGAGTTTGACTATCAATTTTTGCAAAACAATATAAAATTACAAAGAATAGTTGCAAATCTGATACAAAAGCAAATAGAAAACGCAATAGAAGAGGATGACCTGGAGGTTTTATTGTTATGAGCAAGGGCAGCAAACAAAGACCGACTAACCACGATGCCTTTTCAGGGAATTTTGACAAAATTTTCACTGGAAAGCCTATTCGGGGAAGTTTCATCCAAGACCCTGAAACCGGCGAATTAGTGCCGAAAGATCAATATTACGCACCGTCGAATGCTTCGCACTATGTCATGCCAGACATTCAACCTTACCAATCCATGCAGACCGGCGAGATGATTACATCGAGAAGCCACCACCGGGCGCACCTGAAACAACACGGCTTAATTGAAATCGGCAACGAGATCAAAACAGCAATGACGAAACAACAGCCCCGTGATGACCGGGAATCGAGAAAACGTACTATTGCCGAAGTGATGGCATCGAGAGGTTATTAGCCCCCACTGGCTTATTGTGTCCGCAGAGATGCGCCACGCCGAACTGAAGGTGGATATTCAGGGCGGCACAGATAGGAAAACCCTACCATGAGTGATTTACGCACCGCATTAGAAGAAGCATTCGCAGAAAAAGCCGAGGAAAGCACGGAAGTTAAGCCGGAGCCAACGCCAGAGCCAACACCAGAGCCGGAACAGACCGAACAGCCCCGTGACGAAGCGGGAAAATTTGCAAAAGAGATCGAGCCAACTGAGCAAACTGAACCTGCCCCACGCAAAGCCCCGTCCAGTTGGAAACCAGCGGCGCAAGAAGCTTTCCTGAAGGCTGATCGTGGCGAAGCCCTGACGCCGGAGGAAATCAAGCTGCTAACAGCAGAAGCAGAGCGGCGCGAATCTGACTTCCATAAAGGCGTGTCCGAATTCAAGTCGCACAGCGAACGCGCAAAAGCCTATGATGCTGCCATTGCTCCGTACCAAACTCACTTGCAACGCTTGGGCGTAGATGCACCGACCGCCATTTCTGCCCTGATGCGTGCCGATACCATTCTTAGAACATCAGACCCGGCGACAAAAGCGCAGTATTTTTCCCAGTTGGCGAGAGAATATGGCATTGACCTGAACAACGTGCAGGAACCGCCACAACTCGACCCACAAACAAATTATTTAATGAGCGAGCTGCAACAGTTGCGTAATCAGCAACAACTGTGGCAAAATCAGATACAACAGCAAGAGCAGGCTAGGGCTAATTCTGAATTAACCAAGTTTGCGACTGCTGACAAAGTGTACTTCGACGCTGTTCGCGGTGATATGGCCGATTTGCTGGAAACCGGCAAAGTCAAAACACTAGAAGATGCGTACGATGAGGCTGTATGGAGGCGTAAAGATATCAGGCAATCCCTGTTAGATCAAGAACGCGCAGAAGCCCAAAAGAAAGCATTAGAGCAAGCACAAACGCAAAAAGCGAGAACCGCTGCGGTAAGTGTGAAAGGCTCTAGTCCTGTTTCTGGTGGGGTTCAGCCCGGTACTAAAGGTTCGCTGCGGGACATTATTGCAGCGCAATTTGATTCTAACTGAAAGGATAGCCGATCATGGCCACTTTTGCAGGTTTAAGCGACATTGTCGCAACCACCATTCAATCCCGTTCCGGCACTTTAGCCGATAACACCACCAACAACAACGCACTGTTGTACAAACTCAAAGAGCGCGGTAACGTAAAGCCGTTTTCTGGCGGTAATGTTATTCTTCAAGAGGTTATGTATAACGATCCGGCAACAGAAAATGCTGGCTCTTTCTCAGGGTATGACATTATCGACATTACCCCGAACAGCCCAATTTCTTCTGCTCAGTTTGACATTAAGCAATATGCCGCTGCTGTTTCAATGAGCGGTCTGGAAATGCTGCAAAATGCTGGCAAAGAGCAGATCATCGACTTGCTAGAAGGTCGCGTTCAGGTTGCCGAAGCTCAACTGATGAACGATATCAGCGCTGGTATTTACTCAGACGGTACAGGTAACGGCGGCAAGGATATTACCGGCTTGGCTCTGGCGGTAGCGGCCTCGCCCGGTTCTGGTACTTACGGCGGCATTAACCGCACCAACTTCTCGTTCTGGCGGAACGTAGCTTTTGATGCTACCACTGACGGCGGCGCTGCTGCTTCTGTGGCTAACATTCAATCGTACATGAACCGGGTTGCCGTTCAGTTGGTGCGCGGTGCAGATCGCCCGGATATCATCGTTGCTGGCAATAACTACTACCGTTTCTATCTGGAATCGTTGCAAGCAATTCAGCGTATCACTTCGGAAACTTCTGCTGGTGCCGGTTTCACTAGCCTGAAATACTTTGGTGCCGGTTTCAACTGCGATGTGTATTTGGATGGTGGTATCGGTGGTCAATTGAACACCAACCGTATGTACTTCCTGAATACTAAATATCTGTTCTTCCGTCCCCACCGTGACCGTAACTTTGTGCCTATTGGCGGTGATCGTATGTCCGTCAACCAGGACGCAATGGTGCGTATTATCGGATGGGCAGGTAACTTGACAAGCTCCGGCCCTCGTTATCAAGGCGTTCTGACTGACTAAATAAACGGGGCGTAAGCCCCTTTTTCTGAAAGGAATTAAAATGGCTGCACCGTTCACCGTTTCCCCGGTTTTGGGGTGTGATTTCAATACCATCACTCTGGCCGCTGATGTTGGCTCCACTTCTGGCGCAGAAGATGCACCGCAATTGGGTACTCAAACTCTTGGCTCTGATGGTCGTCGTTATGTTTATGCACAAGCTAACGCGACTATTACCGCCTCGACCGCAGTATGTACCGTCAACGCCACCACGTTTTTAGTGACTGCTACGGGCGGTTCATACCGCTCACCGGCGGTCGCTATGGCTACTGGTGATCGTGGCTGGTTCTCTGCTGCTTCTGTTTAAGGAGTAGATTATGAGCTACCCTTCACGGTGTATGGGTGTCGGAATGGCTGCTGCACTAACCGAACAGGTGTGTGGCGACATTCAAGACAACGTGACCGCCGCGGGTTCAACTCAAGGCACGGCAACCCTAGTAACTGGCGCTCATGTCATAGTAACGACAGCGGCAGCCAGCACTGGTGTTATTTTGCCTCCGGCTGAACCTGGTGCAGAGGTTACTGTGAAAAACCTTGGGGCTAACGCTGTCTTAGTCTATCCGGCAACGGGTGGTGCTATTAACGCTTTAGCTGCTAATGCTGGTTTTTCAGTTGCAGCTGCTGGTCAAGGTCGTTTTTTAGGTCGAAATAACCTTAACTGGGTTACGTATTAAGGGCAGGGGCTTCGCGCCCCTGTTTTATCAACGCCTTCGGGCATTTTTAGAAAGTCGATATGAGCAATCCTCAATCCGGCAGTTTTGTAGAGTTTTTTATGGAATCCGTTGAGCTAAAGTACGAAAGCGAAAAGGCTGGCCGTCCTATTTTTAAGGAAATGCCTTTCATTCGTATTCAACACCCCGGTGATCGTTTGAACATTCTCGAAGTAAAAGCAGACGATCATTACAAACAAAAATAT